TTGGCCTTTACAGTATCGAACCCATCAAAATCAGTACCTCCTGTATAATTTGTTCCTCCATCGTTATATGCGAATATCAAAGAATCATCTATATTATATAGACTCTTTTCTATTTTATTAGGTATTATACCAGCCCAGCTAGTGCCATCTCCATTTCTAATAGAAGCCTGTAACTTTGGTAGCTGTCCCATTGTGTAGTGCTCAATGTTCATGAATCTATAATCAGAACGGGTCGCGGTTGTATTAGGTGACATATTGTCTACTCCCATAGATTCGTTTACGTTTAAGATATAATCGTTACCTCTAATATTACTAGAATCTTTTCTAGCAAATGTATTTATATGCGGAACTATTCTTGAAAGTATTGCAGTTTCCTTTAGTTCGTTTTCTTTAAGTCTACCATATAGGTTTGAGATTTTACCTACACTTTCAGGTCCAAGAACGTTATCAATTAACCCATTAAACCTTAATAGATTTTCTTTACGTGCATCATTATTTTCATCAAGTTCATATGCACCAAACCCTAAATCAAACTCTAAAGAACCTAATCCAGATATATCGTTATCGTGAAAATCGAATCTGAGATCTTTCAGATCATATGCGCTAAGCTTTCCAAATTCAGCATCGAATTTATTATATAGCTTAACAATTCCATTATTTGATAAAACTGCAGGTTTCTTTAAAATAACCCTATAATCTTTACCGTTAGAGTCTCTTACAATATCAATAATTCTGACATAAGACTCCATATCTTTTTCTTTAATGTAATCGTTAACTGCAACATCGCCATGTTCGCTTGATTCTATAAACATTCCTTGGTTTTCTCCAGCTCCTCCTCGAAGAGTGTGAATTGACCAGTCAGTAAAGTCTATTATGTGGGCCCATAGGACCGCACCATCTGTTACAGTACTATTATTAGTATGCGACGGGACTGTACCTCCGCTAGTTCCTCCTAAGATTGTATAATAATGATTGCCTCCGTTAGTTACAAAGCTTCCAGGAACATAAACTGTAGATGTTGCCCACTGGGCACCAGTGCCAAGTCCCATAGCATTCTGCTTAGAGGTTATAATCTCAATAAAATCAACGAGATTATTATTATACACTCCAAACATCATCATGTTCCTGTCCTCGCCAACTACATAGCTTTCAATTATAAGATATTCACCAACAGAAGTTACTTCAACTCTACCCTCGTCAATTGTCTTTTTAATAGCATTTGATATTGCCACTGCAATTTGACTTAAAGTACCTTTATTTGAAAATGAATACCCAAAGGATTTACCCGCATCTAAACTAGAATCTGCCAAAATAGTGTAAGTACCCATATTATATAGGTCATCTTCCATCGTGAATCTATTACCTATGAAAAATCTATCAAGGTGGTTTGGAACGTCTTTAATTTTAATTCTAATAAAACTCTTGAAGCTCCGTGTATTTTCATCTATTGTAAGAGTGCCATGCTTTTTTGAGTAGCCCTTAAACGCATCTATGTCGGGTATATTTAGATTGATTTTGTTTTCATTACTCCCACGACTCTTATTTTTAATATGATATAAATTATAGTTCTTATCTTTTATATAATTCAATGTTGGTAAATTCAATTCACCATTGCCTGGAACCATGAACAGCTTTGACGCTTCGTCGGAAAGGCTTAGTCCTGATATATCGTAAACGCTAGTCGCACTATTATATAATAAGTGATTTGGGGTAACAGAAGACAATTTTAAACTTCCTTCTTTTATACTATCAACATATAAACCAAAGTATCTATATGTTTTATATTTTTCACCTGTAGTATCGTCAAACATAAACTCAAGGTTTAATATATTTGAAAACGCCAGTCCATTTCTTTCAAAACCCTCGGTTAGTAGCTGATTTTTATTTATTTCAAGATCATCCGTTCTAATATAATCATCAGCTAAATATTCTTCTTTATTAGCAAAGCCACCATATTTAACATCAATACCTCTATACATGCAGGGTTCTTCAGTATCAAAGTTAAATGTTAAGCCAGCAAAAGGCATTGTAATATCTTCAACATGATTTCTAATATACTCACCTATTTTTGATCTTCTACTTAAATCAAAGTTAGCAACGATTGTAGCGTTACCTAACATATCCATTATCTTTTCATTTTGCCCTAGATAAGAACTTGGATTTTGAATATTTTTTGATGTTGCTGTCTCTACTCGGTAAACAACAAAGTTTGATGGAATATCTTTAGTTAACCAAATTGGTGCAAGAAACCTGTACTGCTCGTCATATAGTTTAGTATCATTGAACTCGGCACCGTAATTATATTGGTTTTCAAACTGCTTAGAGTATTCATTGTACGTTGCAACATCAGAAAATTTGCGCATTACCTCAAACCTCTCGGTCATTGGCACATTTCCATAAAACCTAGAAAGATCCATTGAATACAATCCACTACTATCTAGTTTAAATCTTTTAAATTCACTAGATGCCAGTTGTTTTGTAGCACTAAATGAACTCAAGAATATACTTTCATTTGAGTCAACGACAATCTTAACGTTCGTTGTAAGTTTAGGGTTTGTTCGAAGTAATCCAAACGATTTATCCCTATCGCCGTTGTATGTAATGCTGGTGTTTAGTGTTGACATTCAGTATAACTCTTTTTTGCTATACTATATATATCAAAAGTATATTATCCAAAACTCTGTACTTGAGCAGATGGTATTGTGTTTAGATTATCTCCGACTGGTTTATATGATGAAGATACCTCAACATCAAAGCTAAACATATCTGCACCTGATGCTAGTATATCAATACCAATAGTTTTTGAATATGATATATTTGAAGGGCGCGAGGATAAACCACCAATAAGACCGTTACCAGTATTACCCGCTCCGTGATAGTCAGTCATTCTGTATTGCCAAACCAGGTCAACACTAACAGAGTTCTCATCCCCAAATTCAATTCGCTTTCTACCAAATTTATTATCCGCATCTACGGAAAGAGAGTTTTTGTCGATCGGTGAAATGTATAAGAATGCTCCACATGACTTGCCGCCTAATGTGAATTTATCATCGCTATCAAAAGATACTTTAGTAGCCCGTCTGTTTGAAATTTCTGCTTCGCTTGTAACACCCTTCGCTGTTAAATAAGCACATTGTTTATATGATCCAACCTCTGTTGATTGTAGTGTTGCGGCAGTCGGCATACCGACATATCCGTTTGATATAACACCTTGGACGTCGAGAACCTTGGCCTTTGGATGGTCTACGTGTATATATATGTTAGCGTCATACTTAAGATCACTAGGATCATTTCCTACTATCGGGGTTATAGGTTCTACTGTTTCCAAAGCGCCATTCCATATACCATATGTACCTACCGGGGTAGATGCCGAAAAATTAGCTAAACCGTCCCAATCTACTATATTTCCAGAATGATTAGGGCCTCCGGTTAAGCCATAATACTCAAGGTCAATTCCATGCTCAGTTTGAGTAAACCCCGATGTAGCAGAATTCACAGTTTGTGAGTATAGTTCCTTATCACCTGAGATATTCAAGTATCTAGAGTATATAAATTGGCCTCTAGTCTGTGACGATTGGCTAGGTAATCTATTAAACGCATTTAATGAATCTAAGTCTCCTGTTTCTACGTTTTGGTAACCCACTGGAACTAAATCGTATCTACCCTCCGATAGGTATGGTAAATTGTTTATGACTGTGCTGTCTATTGCACCAGATCCTAAACCAAAGAGCGAGGAGTTTGTAGATACCTGTGCAGCACTTGCTCTATTTCCATTTATTATTGAAATCAACTCAAGCTGAGTAGCTTTAGTATTGCTTAGTTCGATTCTAAAGTTTTTTGATATTATTTCGCCCTTGTGGCCAGTTTCGCTAGAAACATCTTCAGTGTAATATCCTCCAAATAGTTTTACAACTGAATTTGCTCGAACCGTTGTTGCGTTTCCAGCAGTATCTATAATCTTAACAACCAGTTTACCTATTGCGTTAGCGGCAGCAGTTTTTAATCTTTCAATCTCTAATTGCATCTCAACCAGCTTATCATATAATGATATCGGGCTTTGTTCTGGACTTAAAAAACCTGAAGCAATAGAAGAAGACGTGTGTGAAAAATCTTCGGTCATATCATCAATATGAGAATAAACTCCTTTAGCTTCAAGATCACTTATGATTTCTACTTTAATAGAATCTCTTTCGTTGCTTTCAACCATTCCAGTTACTGAATCTATTGAAAATTCTTCTGGAAACTCAACCTTTACAGGATCTGACCATTCAGATGTTATTGGATTTGCTGGATAACCTGCTTCTGAAACAGATTTAACCATTATTTCAACACTCTCTCCTGGTGATAATGAAATATCTAATGAATTAAAGTTAATAGCCTGTCCATCCTCTTCGCTTTCAAAATACCATTCATACGAACCAGTTTCTGCATTAAGCCTTCGTTTTTTAACTGAAGTTTCCTTTTCTATCCAGTTTGAAAAGGCACCAGTTTTAGTAACTTGGTTTGTAGAATCTGTAAACTCAATCTGCTCAATAGTCGAAGATTTACCATTACTTGATAAATATCTGTATCTTACAATAAATTGAATAACGTCCTGTGACATTTCTTCTCCATATGTTTTAGGAGCAGGTACAGCCCAAAACCCTCTAGTTCTAAACTTTGGCTTAATTGCAGAAACTTGAGTAGATTCTGCAGTAGCTTTTATATCGCTAACAATAGAGGCAAATAATTTAGAACTATCAGATCTTTTATTTATAAGTGAGGATAGCTCAGATTTATGTTGATTCTTTTCAACATTAGACTTAAATCGTCTAGTACGTAATAGAGTTCTTTTTTTAGTGATAGCTCCATCGGTCTTTTTAATAGACTGCTCTGCTGATTTCTTGTCAGCCTTAAGTTTTATAATCTTTTTAGTTGTTGTGTTATCTGTAAGATGTTTGTTAATTTGAACTACTTTAAAGTTTGCGGCATCAACAGTAGGAGCACTAGGTTTTAGAGCAACCGCTGCTGGTGGTATATAGTCAACTTTGAGACCTTTAATAAATTGTCCAAAATCAGCAACCTCATCTTTGTAGTATTTAGCAAGAGATATTTTATCTCCATTTTCAAGAGACATTTTAAGCGAGTTAGACCAAAACCCGATACCAGGTGAAAACTCATCTGCTGCTATTTTAGAAACAGGATCGATTGGCTTTATAAAAATAACTTGACGCTCGTTATATCCTATGTTTATTTCAATCTTAGCTCCGTTATCTATACCTTTATAAACCTTTAATTGTTTAGCACCAAGCTTAACAGACTCAAACCCTTCAATTAACTGAAGTTCAACTTGAGACTTAGAAGAATCAATACCTATTATTTTATATCTTGTAGAATATGCAGCAGAATTTACAGCTAAAGAATCACCAACCTTTAAAGTCTCAGTATCATTCATTGTTTTAGATGAATCTGAATAACTCAATTTATTTAAGGTGAATAACTTTATAGATTTGATACGACTCACTCCATCAACTATTTGAGTAACCTGAGTGTTAACTATATCTACAACGTCTAAGGCTCCAGAATATTGAAGACTTCTAATAGGCATGTCTATAATGTTAGAATCTAAATGGAATTTGACGTTCTCGCTTGATAATTTATTTTTGAATGCTGCATAATTTATACTGCTAGACGTATCGTAATTACTCTTAAACACCTCAACAGAATTTGTATCGGTATCGTCAAATAAATATCGTTCAACATAAACTCTTTCAGTTTCTATTGGTATTTGATTGTTAACATTTAACTCGATAGTTAGTAGCGGGTTTAAAAAGTCCTCGAAGAAATCGTTTAACTTTGTGTTAAATGCTACAGGTGCTGCAAGTGAAGTGATTGATTTTGAAGGTCCTTTAAGTTTTGAAGTATGTATTCTTCTATAAGAACCATCCTTAAGTCTAATATTTGTGTTAGCTGAGTCCAGTCCACTTATAGATTTCACGTTCGTATCGAGCCTTTCAATTTCTCTCTTGAGATAACCAAATGCTGGAATTTGAATAGGTTTCATTGTACCAGTCTTCTGATCATACAGGGTTATAACAACTGTTTGTTTATCAGTCGTTATAGCCTCATTGATTCGTTCAAACGTTTCTAATGAGTTTGTGTTTAGTTCTAGAAATTGTTCTAGTAGTTGTGATATTGAATTGTTAGCGCTCATATTTATTATCTAAGAATGTCGTATTCAAATGTTTTTGTTACTGCATCAACGCAGATAATTTCAATATAGTCTCTAATACTTAACCTATCAGATGCCGATATTGTTATTTTAGCATCTGTGTCCCACAACCCACTTGCTTTGTCTGTGAAGATTTTAATATTTTTAGTAGCTGCTAATTTCATATCATTTCTAAATGCTATTCGTAAAACTTGACCATCTGACCAACCGTTATTAGTATCGTCTAGGTATATATTAAGATTATCGTTAGTAGTACCTACGGTAGAGTGTATTCTTAATAAATTACTAAATGGCCTAACGCTGTGCCAAATACCTTTAGTTGATGCTTGATTGGGATTAAATAGATTTGTTGTTGTCATTTCCGCTCCAACGACGTTACTGCTAATATCATAAATATAACCGCCAGCAAGTGTATACCCATCATTAACGGCTTTTAGGTTTATAGTGTTATCCGCAGTAGACCTTGTTACCTCAATACCGCTATTCGCTGGTGTTTGTATCACGTCAGTGTTTACTTGAACTGAGGCCTCAATTTCACCAGATATTAATGAATTAATTCTATTATTAGCACTTGTTATAAGGTCTAATAATGATGTTGAGTCTGCATAATTTAACGATGCATTCTCTACATCAGTTTGTAGCTTTGTCATTTTAGTGCTAAGGTCTACTAGCTGAGGTGAGGTTAGCAACAGGGTCTCCATGCTGTCTAATCTTTCCACAATTTTAGTATATCTATCATTTGCTGACCTTAATAAACTAGCTGCGCTCTCAAGTGTTGAAGTTGTGTCGAAGAATAAATCCATAGAAAACGTGGTGTAGTCATTGATATTACTCTCGACTCCAACGTTATCAAGCGATGAATTAAATTTAACATTCAATTTCAAAGCATATGAATTACCGTTAAGACCTGTTATATCATTTGGTTTATTCTTAGTAAGCTCTGGTATATAAGATGCTTCACCTGAGGCTAGAAAGTTATCCAATAAAATAACTCCATATAAATTTGTAGCTTTTAATGCAGGGTTAGATTTTGAATATATGTCGTAATAAACTAAAACTGCGTTAAATCTAAAGTCTCCACCTCTTTTTGAATAATCGAATAAAGTATTTAGTTTAGTGTCACTTGCTATTTTAGCGTATGCTGAAGCCTCCCATTCAATACCGCAATGCTGCGCTGAATCTATAACTGACTCGTTAATATTGTATATTGCAGGTGCAGGGGTCCCAGGGACCTCGCGTTCTGCAATAGCCTCCATATTCAAGTTAGGGTCTGGATGGGTTTGACCGTCCCTACCATTTATATATTCGGTAAGAGGAGTATATGAAGTAGCAGTCGTATTATAGTTAGATTCTTTAAAAAGAATATTTGGAGTGTTTCCAACAGAAGATGGAACGTTTATAAAAATCTCGTTATATGTTTCTCCGCCATATTGCTTATCGTTTGAAACGTCTATATCGCCGATATATTTTACAACTCTAGAATATTGAGTGCCTGCCGTTGTTGAGTTATTCACCTCAACCAAATGACTTGATGAACTTGAGGCTACTGCCTCCTCTGATGTCGCAGCCCTAGCTCTAAATGCTCCAATTTCGTTTAAGTATTTAAAGAATATTTTCTCAGCATCTGATTGATAAAGAGCTACATCAAAGTCATCGTCAGTTAGAATATAATTCTCTAAGTTTAACGCATAGTTTTGAAAAGTTTGAGCAAAGTGAACATTGTCATCCGCGACTGTACCTGTATTATAAAAGCCCGCATTTCCTGAGCTACCTGCAGCAGCCACTAATTTATCAAATTGAATATAGTTATCTGCACCACTACCAGGAGTGTTAACTACTGGCAAATCAATCAAAGCAAACTTTGAGTATTCAAAGTTTATGTCTGGATTATAATATGCCCTAGTGAGGTCCTTTGCCGCGCTAGCGAAGGCGTACATGGTACCTCCCTGAGCTTTCGGTATTCTTATTAGTGGTGTAGCCATCTATTTATTTAGGTTTAATTTTTAATATTATGCTAGTGTAGCAGCTCCATAAGATAGAACGCTCCATTTTGAGTTAATGTACCTTAAAGTAACAGTGTCTTTACCTATCACACCAACCGTTAATGCTATGGTAGTAACTCCGCCACCGCCTCCGCCAGCCGGTGTCAATGTTAATATCTGGCTAGTTGTTCCAACTGCTTTAATCACAACCTCCTGTCCCTCATCACCAGCGTTTACAGCAAGCGCTAAAGCACTTGTGAGTGTTACTTGATATGTTGAGTGGTCCCAATTACCTGCAGTAGGTAGAGTGGTTCCAGCAGCATTAACTGAATGAACTAATTTACCACTGTTAGTAACTCCACTTAATGAAGATTGGCCCGTAGCAGTAAGAGTTCCCGTAGCAGTGATATTCCCTGTCGCGGTAACAGTAGCGACGGCTACTGTTCCGCCAAGAGTAAGATTCCCTGCAGATATGCCGAAGAAAACAGCGATGCTTGAAAGTTCTGTGTTTAGGTTATCGAAATTATCGTTTATGTTTAACCTAGAGGAAGATATACTGTCTGTTCCTTTGATTGTATAAATAGTTGCCATAGTTTTATTTTATTGTTAATATGTTTTTTGTCGTTTCCATTTTGTTCCCGTTTACGTCGGTTAATTTCAAGCCAATCGTGTAATCTCCTTTTTCGTCAAACACATATGTCAGCCATCTATTATTATAGTATATATCTGTGATTTTTTTGTTATTATTTTTGATAGACCATTCATGCGTTTTAATTCCTGGTACCTTTGAATTATCAAACGAGAACGTAAAATGGTTTAGCTTATTGTATATATCATGTTGATTTATTACCTTAGTATCGACGTATGATGGGTTATAACTTGAGTGTAAATTATGGTGTGTTACAGCTACCCTATGATAGATTTGATGTGGTGTGATTCCGTTAGCATCAACAACGCTTTGAAATGTAGTAAAGTCTTTTTTCGCAACAGCAAGAATATATTTACAAGTATCAGTACCTTGGTCAGCAATGTCGCCATCTGCATTTGTATCTTCAATCACTAAGTTATATGTGAATTGAGAAAGCCAAGGGTTTGCTGTAGAAGTAAGTGCATTTAGTTCGGTTTCAACAAGAGTCCATTTTGTAATATCAGTAATAGAATTTGGGTAATTTAGTACTGTATATGCATCAGTAACTCCGCCCGCTGTCGCAACTATCCTGTTTTTGTGATTGGTGTCTGGGGGTTGGCCTGAACCACCATATGTAAAATTTATTTTAAACGCTGCTAGCATGTCACTACCAACTCGCATCATGTCCCAAGACATGGTCTCTCCGTCATTCCAATCGTGCTTTTTCATATTCTTATATGTATAAGGTCCTGCAGTTTCAGAAAAACCACTAGTGCTTGTAGTATCTTCTTGTCTTACGACAGTAGAGTGTTGCCAGTTATTATCGCTATTCATATAGTTTGCCCTATCCAATGTAAGGTAATATGAGCCTACAAAATCTTGAACTTCAAATGTATTTTCAGCTGCAGTATCCCAGTCTGCTCCCGCAGTCGACCACAAGTACTTATGGTACCCGTTCCAATTTAATACAGGAGATTTTGATTGTGTTATACCATAGGTTTCAACCTCTTTAGATTTTACCTCTATCGCATCTTTATCAAACTTAACGCTGCGAACATTATACAAATCATAGAAAGCAAGCTCAACACTATATTTACCAGTGTATGGTAGTGTTAATAGAAATTCACGGTAGCCTTTAGGATTTGGCGTGTTACTTGGATTAGCATCATCTACATCATTTGAGATAGGACCTCTAAATGTTCTATCATAGCCATTAGGTCCTATTAACCTCCATTCAATCTCATATATATTTCTATGCCACCACTTATCCCATGTAAAACCGTTAGTAAAAGGAATCCAATTCGTTCCGTCAAAATATAATTGAGCGTATACACCGCTTGTATTTTGTAACACGAGTTGGCCAATTTCTGAATTTGCTGAAGTTGGTAATGAGCCTGCTGCTAGAATTCCATGGGTAATGTCCATGCCATCATTAGCATCATCATATGTCGCTTCACAATCTTCCCAAGTATCTTTAAATGAATTAGCCTTTAATATGATTGGGCATCCTACTGGTATGTCTAAATCTGAAAATGTAGACATATCAGTCTCCTCATACACGCCATAAAAAGATTCAATCGATGCTTTTGTAGTCGGCCAAATCGTTGCGAGTTCTTTAATTGAAACGTTTGTGATTGAGCCAACAAAGTCAGATTGCGCTTGTATGTATAAAGTTGTTGAAGAAGAAGATAATCCACTAAAGTCATACGTTCCACTTGATGTTATCGTAATCGTTTGAGATGGTGTACCAGTATAGACGTACAAAGTTCCAGCAGTTACAATAACATCTAAAGTAGTTTTGTATGAATTACTAATTGTATAAACAACTTGGTAAAGGTTTGAATTAGAGACTTGCGTTCCGTCACATACTGCTTTACTATCTCCAATACTCCACCCCGTGCCAAGTGTCCAATCCGCACCGAGTTCTTTAACGGATACATCTTTAATTTCAAACGTACTACCTACTTCACCGCCGAAATTTATTTTATCATACGAACCCCCTACTGTATAAAGAGGTTGATAATAAGTGTAGGTAACAAAATCAGATGTAATCACTTGGCTGAATGGTTGTGAGTACATTAAACCGCTATGTAATTTACCTGTTCCAGCTGTCTTCTTGGCTGTAAAAGTTACTTTATACGCTTTTGCTGCTGATAATGTTGATGATATAGTTTGGAAAACAGCCCAGTTATTTCCTGACGATGACAGAGTCCCCATTCCCACAACAGTAGCATATCCATCACTCAATGTGGAACTCCCTTGTATATTCCACGATGATGTCCCATTGGGAAAAGAGCCATCAGTTACTAACTCGTCACCCGTAGCACTAAAGTTTCCATTCTTCAACAGCTCAACTCCATTTTCAAGTTCTTCAAAATCTTGTCCTTTTCCTGTTAGGTATGGGCTTACCTTTCTTAAGTCTTCTAAATAAAGGCCTCTATCTGGGAAAACTTCATATCCAACATCTATACCTTCATTTACTGTTGAAATATTCTGTTGATTATTCCATGTATTTATATTAAATTGAGAAAAGTAATCTCCCTCTCCGACAATGTCTACGATTTTAGCTTGCATCGGTATATAGCTCTTTTGCAACCTATTTTTAAGACCATATAATTTAATTAAAACCTCATCGGGTGAAAAGTCGAGTGCCTCTTTAACCTTAGGGATGTCCCATTCATCGTACTCTCCAGTAGCATTATTTAGCCTATATACTAATGAAAATCTCGAAGTCTTTTTTAGATTCGAGTTTGGAAGTTGGCTTGTTGAATTTTTAGCGGCTAAGAATCCTTTAACATCTTGATTTGGAATAGCAACTGCTTTTAATTTACCGAAGTTTTCAGCAGTTTCATTTATGTTCAACCAATATTCAGTAAGAGTTATATTCTCGTAACCAAAATATTTTATAGCATTTAAAAGAGCCTTATACGTACCAATAAATGGTTTAATATTTGCAGCCTCTAAAAGAAGTTCTCTTCTCTTTCTATTTATAAGTTTCCAATCTGGACTTGACTCTCTAATATCAGCATCTTCAAATACAAAGTGATCAGTCGGCGAAAGCGACATGCCAATATTTGAAAGTAATGTCTCTAATCTCTCGTCTTCTCCAACAGTTTCACCGTATACTCTAATTGTAGCAATATTGTCTACTATTGTGCCAGCAGCATTTATCTCATTTATTAGTAATGTCCTTTTATGATATGTCTCTTCATCAGATTTTAAGGCAACATTTATTTGGATTGGCTCGCTCTTTAAAGAGCTTGAAACTATACGAAAACCATCTCCATCCTCTGAAGTCGATGTCCCTGTCGCTAATCTTGTTTTAAGTTGAGACTTATCCGTTTTGATATATAGTTCTCCATCCTCCATGGTTGAACTATATAGTATTATATTTTCGCTAGAATCATATTCATTTTGAAAGCTAACCTGAATATTATCATTAGTAGAGGATGCCTCAGCGAGAGGAGTAACATATTTGGTTTCACCTAAGCTACCAATAGTTTCTTGCAATATATAAACCGTTAAGGTTTCATAAAGACCTGTAGAAACTTCAGGTAAATATACAATACCCTGCCATGTCTCTTCAGTAGAGTCATATGTTAGATTCAGCTCATCTGAATTACTATCAAAGAATTTAAGATTCGAATACTTAGCCATTATCTAACGTTTTTATAGTCTTTTTTTACAGTGAAAGATTTGAACACCTTTACTGAATTTACTCCGTCGACCCAGTTAGCAACAACAAACTGAATATAAGATATGAAATCAAACATCTGATTGTTTCTAAAAATATGCGACGATAATGCATTCTTAAGTATATTTGTTCTGTAATTATTAGGAAGATGCTTCCTGTTATCAGCAACGGTATCAGTTATTTGGTATACTTTTGAACGCCTACTCTTAAATAAATTATCGGTTAACTTAGCCATTATATGCTTTTTCTATTTTTTGACTGTATCTTTCGGAATGTTGTATTAGGTACAGAAGGCTCATCAAAGTAAACTGAAAGAGCTCCCATTTCTCCAAGAACTGCTTTATCATCCACCATAATACCATCCCTATCTAACCAGCCGCCTCTAAACAGGGCGACCTCGTCTTTTTCTAATAGAATATCTCCAAATGAATCTAAGTTTATAACATTTTCTGGTAGTGCAGCTCCAGGTTCAAAATTAATAATTCTTGAACTGACCGTTCTTTTAAAGAATACAAACTTTTGTTTTCCATTACCTATGTCTTCAAGGACTGGGGTTGACGGAGTAACTGTAACAGTTTCAGAAGTATAATATCCGTTTCTCCTAACCTCTTCTTCAGCCTTACTTGTAAATCTGACGTTTACAGAATCTATACCCTCAACACCCTCTAAAATAGCAACAATGTCGGATTTTGGTAATCTATCTCTTCTAGTTATATTAATCAAGTAATCAGAAATGCTAGATCTTATATTGTTAAAAATAGTATGCTTGTCATATCCTTCAAAATACCTTACCTTAATATCCATTCTAAAATATTGAGGAGATGGTTGAACAATCTTAACCTCAGAAGTAAGCATTTGTCTGCCTGAATTTTCAAGTAAGGTCAATATTGAATTGTTTTCCTCTGCACTAAAGAAGAATTCATCTGGTTCAAAACTAAAATAATCCTTGTTTCCACTTATCTTACGCTTAACATCAGGTAACATAAACAGGTATATTACATTGTCATCATCTAAATAGCCATCATCTGTAGTATTGTACGCGTCTAAATAAGAGAACATACCATACTTGGCTAAAAATGCCTCATAATTATCAGGTGTTGCTAATACAAAAGAGTGTGATTGTAGTGGTGCGATAAGTTTTGTAAGCTCTATACTTTCTGGATTTGAACCCAGCATAGGAGCAACAGATACATCAGCAACCATAAGCTCATTTAGGTCATATGAGTTTCCAACGCTATCAAATCCTTCCTCAACAAACTTAAACGTCAAGTTTTTATGATTAACTAGATTGCCATTAGCTCCTTCAGTTGTAACATAAGTTATCTCTATAGAACTTCCAGAAGGCGGAACGTTACCAAAGCTTCCATTTCCAAAATAAATATCCAATCCACCAGTTATACCAGTTTTAACTATAAAGCCGTTAGTACTTACCTTCATATCATATATAGAATCAAACTTCTCCCAAGGCAGAGCGTTTACCGAAACCTTTACTGCGTTATGATCTGTATTTCCCTTTGTTATAATGTTAAATGATTGAAACTTTTCACCGGTACCGGTTACTGTCTGTGATTCCATAGTTCCTTGTATTATAGGAATTCTTATTTCTGTGTTTGAATCTTTCGCTATTCTAAATTTATCTGAGTTTGTTAGCATTGTATATTTTAAACCGTTAGCCTCCATCTTAATCATAGAATTTGGTAATATATTTATAGCATCACCAGCAACCTCATCGAGCGATGATGGATTTAATCTAATTTTGATTTCTCCAGTAGCTGAAGAACCTCTAAACGGATCATGTCCAGCCAGCCTAGATAAACCATAAACAGATTCCTTATGCTGTGCCGTTAATATGTTTTGCTCTACCATAGCATTTTCAATATAGTAGAAAATAAATGTTGTAAGTTCGTTTAACACGTTTAGTATCTGTGCAAACGGAGATGCTGAGGTAAATAGAGTGCCTGCTCTATCATACACCCTACTGATAAATGATTGCGTATCATCTATCATTTCAACTGTCTTGATTCTAGACTTTTCTAAAAATTTGAATTCTGCCATTTTAATTTCTTAATAATTTATATATAGAGGCCAACTTGATATCTAGAATCAACTACGATACTAATAAATACTAAGTGCCTGTCAACCTCATCAGTAAAATCAACAGTTACATCTACTTTATATTTTTTTGATAGTGGTACAAATCTTGAGATAGCATCCTTAATCACACCCACTAGCATATTGTCATTATATCTAAACGAATATACATAATCATCTAAATTTAAACCAAAGTCAGGATCTCCAAGAACCGAACCCTTTGTTGTAAATAATAAAGTCTCTATTTGAATCAATATCTCCGAAATATCTCCATCAATTTCCATCTGACTTATATCAAACCTAGGGTCTCCATCTTTCTTTATGTAAAATTCCATATAACTATATATCCTATTTATGAGTGCATCATCCAGTCAGTTCCTTCATCAAATGCTATTTCTTCTATTATTGTTTCAAGTTCAGACTCTCCAAGACTTTGGATAGCATCTGCGTTTACAGAAACATTACCTGGTAATTGAAACTCAAAAATATTTAATTTATTACCTAAAGAAATCTTAACTTTTGCAGCAACGTATCTAAAGAATAGCTCATCTTCATATAATGCACAGTCTGGAATAGTTTCATAAACCTCTAAAATAACATCTGTCGTTGGTGTTTCACCAGTAAACCTTAAAGCTCTATTAAGTCTATTATAATCGAAGCTATATGGGTTATTTAATATTTGTCTAGCCAAATCAAAGAATTTCTGGTTAATGACGTAATATTCTAAAGCCTCAGCAGATCCTGCAGTTCCAGAATTACCATACATATTTGCCGCAAACATTCTTTCTACTGAAAAATCTCCTTCAGTAAAATTAATGTCTCCGCTTAAACTGCTTGCATTTGTCTTATGGACTCCAAATATAGAATATATGCCTTCTGGCATATTTATAGTTCTTGATGCTTTAAAATATGCTGTACTGAAGGCAGCCTTAGGAATTACAAGGAAATTCTCTTGAACAGAGTACTCATATTTTTTATAGAACCATTTTCTAGCTCTTTTAATTATGTTTGTAACCTCTGCAGTAGGAAGATGCATAGGAATCATGCACGACCCTGTGATTTCATCAGCCAACTCCTTTACAAAGTCACCCTCACATGTACTTCCGAAATCATGTTCAGTTACCATACCTGTATCACCTCCTAAAAATATATTACTCATCTCTTTTTATTATTTTTATACCTCAACATACCTGAGTTTCTCAGTGCCGTCAAATCTTGCTCTTTTTTTATCATAAGTACCCTCTCTAAAAATACCATTTATCATTTTACCTTTGAACATTCCTCTACCATATACATAACAGTCTTTAGCTGTCGAATTAACGCTGACATAGCAACTTTTAAGTTTTGTCGAAGATATTTTGGCGCTATTGTAGAAATTACAACCAAGAACATCTGAGCCATCAAGGTTACCCCCAAATATATCACAGTTTTCTAACTCTCCGCGAATATCACAATTAATAAAATCATAACCATCAAGACTAACACAATAGGAAAGTTCTCCTTCATTGACTTGAACCCTACCAGTATCAGTGTCATAGTTTATATGTCCCTTTTTAAGAGCTCCATGAGTAAACAATCTTAGTACTCTTTTTTGGATATTAGCCCAATGAAGGTCTATTATCTGTTTATCCTTATGCAAGTCTACTGTGAAATTAACATTCTTCCATTTCTTCTCTATGACGCTGCTATCAAGCCTAGCATCTATAATTCTTCTATTATTCGATAAAATCCTTTTAAGTTCTATCGCATTAGAACCGCTAAACCATTTATCCTCAGTACTTTTCCATAATTGAACTAAGAACGAATCTAATAAATGCAATACCTTAGCTGTTTTCTTTTCCCAATCCTTACCGCCAATATATCTAAACTCAAGATAATTGCTTGTTCTTTTCTCAAAGTTTACACCATAGTATTTTGAATTAGGGAATGTGAAATTATTTTCGTCAATTAAATCACCATCAATATTAAATGTTTCAGAATTTGGAATTACAAACTTAATTGATTTAGCGTATGCTGAATTTTCTCTTTTTGGAAATAAATCAAATACAACGTCTTCATCAAAGTCTAATATAAACTTAAGAACATTCATGTTAATAATTCTCCTGCTATTGTTTGTTTTGTCAGGATCAAATGAAAGATTTAAGTGGATTGATGACATGTCGTTTGTAAAGCCATTATCTTTAATCCATTGACAAACTCGTATAATCATAAGTCTAGCAGTCTTATAATCCTGGGCACCGGTGACAAGCTCCATAAGCTTCTCTCCTCCACTCATATCAGGTTCTATCTTAAACTCTTCTTCAGTAGGAACAAAATCGCTATGCGCCTTATCCTCAACTCTAATCTTTTTAGAAAGTAGGGTTGCAAGTTCTCTTGCTGTAGTTTTAATGTCCTTGTTCGAATAAAATTCAAACTCTACACCAACCATACATTTGGATAATATTTCAGCGTCTTTAAATCGATTCATTTGAGTTTATATAACTTGAGTTGATTTATATATCTTAGTTTTTGAACATAAAAAATCCCGCTCTTTCGAACGGGATTAAATTATTATAAGACGAAGTGTATACTATAACTACTTGCCTGCTCCAGCAACCTTCTTAGCAATAGCATCCTTTGCAGCATCAGTAGCAACATCAGTAGCAATTTTAGCCAGTGCATTTTCAACTAATTCTTTAGCAGCTCCCATAAACCCTTCAGAAGTATGTGAATCATCGTCATCTGCATGATATACTTCAGCAGAAGCTGAAATCAAATTAACTAATTCTTTAGGCTCGGGAACTAAACCCTCGTTATACTTTTCAGATACCTTACTGGCAATTGCCGAAGCCGCCGCTTGTCTTGCCGCCATCGCTACTAGTGGAGCTATTTCATCTACCTTATCGGTTGATTTAAGCTCTTCTCTAATGATTTCTCTTAATTTTTGTTCTGTTAGTTTCATGTTTTAATAATTTTGTTTTGTTTATTGTTAATCTATATATCTATTATAATTCCATAAAAACTTTACGAGTCTCCTCATCGATTCTCGTGACTGTGACTGTGATGTCTTCTCCTTTATTTAAACTATTCAAATCAAATCCTTCAGGGAATTCAGACACATGCAGTAAACCTACAAGGCCTTCTCCAATATCAACAAAGGCGCCATAATCTTTTACAGATCTGATCTTTCCAGTTATGTCAATTGGCGTTTTAAACCTCTCTGAAGCGTTGTACCATGGATCGCTAACAGGCTCCACTGGTTTTTGAGACAGTGTAATCTTATTTTCAGATATAATTTTCTTAATGAAGAATTCAATCTCTTCTCCAGGCTTAACATCTCTAGAACGATGTCTCTTTGTTGTTTCCTCATCTAAATCGTTTATGTGAATCATACCAGTTAAGCACTCGTTAAACTCACAGAATACTCCAAACTTAGCAGATCCAGTAACAATACCTCTAACAACCACACCATTTTCATATTCTTGTATTTCAGCAATTTTAGTAGGAATCATAGCCTTTAAATACTCTCTATGAGAAACAACAATAGTCCCTCTTTCTGGAGAGTAGTTCATGGGAACGACATACATTTCAGTGTCCAGTATAGACTCAAAGTCATGTAGTTTATTGATTCCAGCCAAAGAACCTGGCATAAAGCACTCTATACCCTGTATCTCTACAATATAACCTCCACCTGGAATCAAGCTTTTTACAGTAGCATTATACGCAGTTTTAGAATTCTCTACGCTATCAAGTATCTCATCAAATATAGCTCGTTTAAAACCAGCTTCAATAGAACCCAATATGTACTTTTTCTGTTTAGAACCACTAGACTCTATGATTTGCACGTTAACCTTCTCGCCAACTTTGAGTAATTCCTTGTACTCTTCTGATTCTTTTGCCATATCAATATATACGTCATCTCTAGCCCCAATGTTAATTCTACACCACTCAACATCAATAGAACTTACGGTTCCTTCATACGACTTGTTTAGTCGAACGTCGATTACTCTGTTGTGCTCACTAAAATCTTGGTCATACAACTTTGCGGCTTCTTTGGCGTATGGTTCGGTACAATATAACTTTATACCATTATTTGCTTTTGCATTGCTACGCCTTACTGATGGACAATCTGCTTCGTGCGCTGCCCAGTCGAAGTCTGGGTCGGGTGTGTTGTAATCTACAACGGTTTCCTTTGACATTTTTTGTTTTTTTAAGGGTTATTTAATTTGTAATATCGTAGTATATATATCTAATTTTTAGAAGACATTTGGCACAAAACCAATCATAGGTATATATGGAACGAATGGAACTGGAATACCTCCTAAGTAAATAAACTTGAGAGACATTAGGTGTCTGGCGTATGCTAATGAAAGAGCAGTAGCAACCATCTGTCCAGCCTCTCGTTTATTATTAGAATCTTTACCCGCGTTTAATGCCTTTCTAATCCCCTCCGCCAACTTCTTTTTATTACCCAAGTAGACTGGGATATATTTACCGCCTAATGGACTTGATGATATGCAAGGTGGGGCTGGCGGCATAGTAGATAGCGGCTGTGCAGCAGTAGACTTCCAATAATCTATAGTAGCAGCAGCAAGTAATTCATATGGATCCTCTCCAGTTTCTCCAGCTTCGATATCTGCAAGAGCGTCTACGGTTCTCTGTCTAGTAAACATATAAGGCGCTCCTCTATTTTTTTTACTAACAACGTCGTCAGCGCTTTGAACATCTTCAATCTTGCCCCACTTATTTTTAAGTTCAGCATTAATATACCGACTCTTGACTAAGTCCTCACCCCAATCCGAAGATGTTTTTAAACCAGACCTACCTGAAAAATATGTTATAAATTCTTTTGTCATAATGGGAGAAACATTATAGTCATCAGAATCGTTATCTTCGTCAAACTCCTCCTGCACAACTCTAATTCTAAAATCTTTTGCACCTATATTATATTCCATGTTAGGTGGTAGTCCATTAGCAGCACCAAATATTTCAGCAACTGTTTCTAATTCATATGATACTCTAAGTTTTTCAAGCGTTTTCGACTTTACGCTATCAATAAGAAATTCTGCATCATACCCATTAGCAGTAATAGATTCTAACAAGCTATCCTTAAAAGCTAATCTTCTATTATTAAGACTTGTGTCCTGTGTAGATGTTTGCCAAGAATTAAAGCTGGAAATCCATAGATACATATCTTCACGTTTACTTCCGCTGCCTTCTAAGAGAAAAGAGAATAAAATCCTATTTGATATTATATTAGATAGCTCCTCTATTGTTTCACCTCCATATAAACGAAACTCAAAATATTTATATGTATATAAATCATAAGTAGAACCATATTCATTTAAAAATATAGCCATTTCTTCAGGGTCTATTACAGGTTCAGGTACTTCAGTAGTATCAGGATCTGCATACTCTGGATCTGGTTCAGCTGGGCTTGGATTATTTGGATCGCTTTTCTTGCCGCTAAACGCTATTTCTTTTCCAGAAGAATCTACTTGATTATTATTTGGAATATCTGGCTGTGTATCACGTGCGCCATCTCCTGTTGTGTCTTCACCAAGAAGTCTTTTAAATTGTGCCTTATATGAATCAACTAGCGGGTTTATGAGTCCAGCTTCGTGAGATTGTCCATATACTGTTGTTGAGGTTCCTACTGCAGAAAAATATTCATTAGCTACGAATTCTCCAAATGCTTCTGCTCCCGCATCTGCAGTCGGTTCATTAGAAGCAACTTCGTCAACTATAAAATCAGTGACATTTGTTATAAATGTTGACCAGTTTGCGGGCATTATTCGTTAGCATTTGTAGACTTACTGTCTTGTTGATAATTTCTATGTTTTGAAGTGCTTGATGCCTTAAACGATATGGCTTCAGTTGATGGACTTGAAGGTCCTGTTCCTGTCGGATGGATGTGTTTTGCATAATCATCTATAAAATCAGTAAGAAACTTTTCTAAACTTCCACCGCGCACTGCAGGTTGACTAGTATTACCCATATCATTGAAGTCATCTCCTTCTGGGGTTGCTATATAAATGTTAGCGCCATATAAAAATATCTTACCGTCATCAGATAATCTAATAAGTGGCTCAGAATTTTTACCGTCCTTTCCATGTGCTATAACTAAGCCATCAACATCTGATTGATATATCCTAATATTTCGCTTAGCATCATATACCAGGGAAACTACATTTTCAGGTTCTCCTGAAGAATCTAGCACCTCACCCTTAAGTTCTTTATTTTGATTGATTTGAAACCAATATTCTGGGTGGTATATATTTCCGTTGTCGAACCTAACAGCAACGACGTCGCCTATATTGGGAGCGTGGTGAGAGCCTACATTATCTCTATTCATAGGAGTTGCCCATGGGATATTATCAGTTTCTAATAAGTCAAACTTACCAAACACCCTTACTCTGCATCTTCCAAGATTATCAGGGTCGACGTTATCTACGACTTCACCAAGCCAATGAGTATCTCTTAAATTATCTTTATATAGTTCATTCATCACCCGTGAATATTCCCTAAGTTATTATTACCACCTGTTCCGGAATTATTTGTATTAGAGTCTGCATTAATGTTTTCACCGACTTTTAAACCAGCTACTGCGCTTTGGTCGAAGGCGTCCTGTACTGTCGCACCTGGAGTAAGTCCAAAAATATTTTCTGGAATATTATCTGAAAGAGTACTTATATCAGTGGCGCTGTCGACACCTGCGACCGTATTAGCGTATATGTTCTCAAAGTTTGGAACGTTTGCCCGGTATATGTCACTGCCTAATTGCCTGACCTGTTGCTTCTTCTTTTCCATAAACAATGCAGCATCATCAGCGAAACGATCGCCCAACTCATCAATCTTATTTCCTATCTTATCCCCAATAAGACCGCCAAAATCTTTTGCGTCATATGCTTTTGATTCTTCTGCAGTTGCTGGTGAAAGTCTAGCAGTGTCGTTTTCAGCTTCGACTATAGTTCCACTAAGAACTCTAGCTGAAACCTTGCCTACGTTCTCATAAGTGAATGCAATCTCAGATGCTGCAAAACCTTCTGGCGATTTCTGTAGATCTGCAAATTGTGCAGTACCTGTAGTCATATCCCATTCACAGTTACCTAATTCAAACATGAAAAAGGGTCTACTATCGGATCCACTAATATCAGCATTTGCATTCTTGACATCAAGTGAAGGGTTAAACGCATCTTTAAGGTTACTTTCTCCTCCTACTGAATCCTTGGCAGCATTTTTATCAAAGCCTAGCGAAGGTGCAATTTTTGATAGGTTTTTAATTGGCCTAACCTCAGTTACATATACCCAAACTCTAAACTTACGTAAATTGCATGGAAGTATATAAGACCATTTTGCCTCATCAAAAACAGCAGTTCTATATAGATACATTAAACCCGCAATAGTTAAATCAAGAGATTCTAATGTTCCAATTGTTAGTTTCGATTCATCACCGCCTCTATATGGTTTGTTTGGGTTGTATTTTTGAAGAGCATCGATTCCAGACAAAGACTGCCAATACCATGGCATCTCTTGATTTATTTTCTTTAAAGTCAATATGAAATCATCAAGAGCTTTCAATCTAGGTCCGTAACCGTTGCTGTATTCTGCATGTGACTGAATTGGTGCCTCCTTTCCATCAGCATCTGTGTTTTGCTTTATAAATGCTCTTGCAGCTCCAGATAAAAGTGGAGAAGAAGAACCGTCCGTGAAATCGAACATAAGAGCAAACGAAAGATACGTTGGATCAGAATATTGATTATTCTTACCTAAATTATATCCTTTTCTAAAATCGTTAAATGTGCTAAAGTCTGACATATACTTATATATTCTATTTTATTAGGCTACAAATGCAGCGCTTCTTATACCTGGATGTGAGGCTTCTAAGTTTAAAAACCCTTCTTCCTTTAACTCATCAATAGAAGAAGCAAAACTAGTTGAGCTTCTACCTATTTCGGTTCCAGTTTTATAGAATACCACGGTATTCTTCGGGCCTAAAGACTCTACGGTATAAGTGAACTCTGATTGTTCTACAAATATCGTGTCTACTGGTATACGTACAGTAGGAGCATCTCCTCCACTGATAATAATATCTCCAATTGCGCCTTCATCAATAGCATCTCCCACATATACTTCAATATCTATATCGATCTCTCCCTCTGGTAGATCTGGAAATTCAGCGGGTTGAAAGCTCCAGTCTATATTTCCTGTATTTTTATCAGATCCAGGAAGTTGGAAATCGAAATAAATATCAGACCCAGGCATTCTAACGGTCAATGAGAAAACGCCTAAACCTTTCGCTTTAACATTTATTAATCTTGCATCAGAATCTCCGCCTTCAACTGATTCAAAGCTTAACGGCGTGATCGGCGTAACCGTTATTATTGTTTCTTCAACCACTTCTTCAACCACCTCTTCAACCACTTCTTCAACCACTTCTTCAACCACTTCTTCAACCACCGGAGGTATTGGTTCTGGAGTTGACGTATCCATTGGCTTTGAGTCTAATAGTGCGCCGTCTAAATTATTAATTCTGCTATCCCACTCTCTTCTGAGCAATGTAAGCTTTTGTTTTATAGCACCGTCCTTAGCGTTGTATATGTATTGAATTCCCCCAACGATATAATACCCAGTCAAGAATGAATTTATCTTCTGTTCTCCGTTTGCTGATTCGCTACCATCAGTATTGCCAGTATTATCAAACCCTTCCTCTTCCTTTTTATCTTCCACTCCATCAGAACTTAATTTTTGATTAATACCCTCTGTAAATATTATTATAGGCAATTTTTGGTATCTATATATTGCTGGATTAAAAACTGACAACTCAACCTCCAGTTTTAATTTATCAAGCTCTAACATATTTTGTTTATTATGCAGCTCTGCAAATTTCCAGTTTGGGTGTGTGTTGTTTACGCTAAAACTATTACAAGATCTTCCAGTGTATTTGTATTTAATCTCATCAAGGTATCTATCCTCTCCTCTCCTACCCTTTAAAGGTTCTTCAATATCAGATATCGTATCGCTAGAAATAGCCTCGATGTCAGCTCTAATTTCTCCAAGTCCGCCATTATCATGCATTGGGTTATCTTCATAATATTGCAAAACTCTTTTATATCCATGCGTTCTAGCAACTTTACCAGAACCATACTTAAGCGCAAATTTAGATATATGAGTATTTGAACCCTCTGCAGCATCAAGCGTAGTTAATACAAGTGCAGCTGTCATCTCATCATCAGGCTCTCCAGCATTCTCATCGTATCTTTCAGCAAAATTGGCAAATGAAATATCTACGCCATCTTCTGCGTTTATAGCCTTGTTTACATCAACATATGTTAAGTAGTAGTATGGATCGATAGAATATGTTTGAAAACTATCATCACTTATATAAGAGTGCTCGACTGTTTCCTTGATGGCTTCAGATATAGTTATAAATGGAACAACAAGCTCCATTAAATCTTCAGCGTTTGGTGAATCAATGTTAGATGCAAAACCTAAACCAATATCAGTTGCTATCAATTCTAAATGGTCTAATGAACTTCCTTCTTCATATGTTTTACATTTTTCAGCAAATAAACCAGGTATTTTCATGACACCGCTAAAGGTATACTTAGCACCACTTTCAGATTGTTCTTTAGCCGGCTTTGGAACGCTTAATACCTTCTCAATATCGAAATCAATTCTAATATCCTTATATGTCGAGGTCTGCCTTGATGCGATTCTAAGACTTAATACGTCTCCACTTCTTGGGTAATTATCAACTATGAAATATCCAGAACTATCAGTGATTGTGACTGTGATTTTAGGCAATACTCCGTTCATGTCGAGAATCATGGTTTTTATGTCAGCTTCTCCGAATACATAACCATTTATGTGTACTAAGGGAGCTCTACCTCCCAAGTCTTTAGAAATATTAGCCTTTCCGTCCTCTTCACCGTATGACTTAAATTGCAAATCATCAAGTGCGATAGTCGGCTCAGTTCTAGTTAAAATTTGCCTATCTAATCCCATCTATCGTAAACTTTGCTTATTATCCTGAGTTTTATTATCCTGAGTTTTATTAACCTTAGCCGCTTTATATTTTTTAAATGCAGTTGGGTTAAGAGATATTTTACCATTTCCAACTGAAATATTACTATCACCAGGTTTTAATATATTAGGTGGGGCAGGAACGCTTGATCCGGTTGCTTTTTTCTCAGCCTTATCTTTAAGATATTTAACTCTCTTTACGTCTTCCTCAGTAAGTCTTTTGGTTTCTAAGAATTGAGCCTTAACTTCATTAAGTTCAGGAATATCGAACCCTACTAGCTCTTTCCAGTTTCTCATACCAATCGATCTGTCTGGAATCATAATTATATCACCTTCAACAAATGAAAACGGATTTGATATATTATTAAACTTTAATATGACATCTCCCATTGCGTTTGTACCATACTCATGCAGAGATATTAAATCTACTCGACATACCTCGTCAGATGTGACATAATGCTCAATGTACTTAGAACCCTCAATCTGGTCAAACAACAAGGAGGGTTTAACAATATTTAGTACACCGTCCGTAGTCTTTTTATTTAAACTTTTAAAATCCATTATCCATTTGTAATTTTCATAAACTCTTTAACAGTATTCTTATTACCCATCTCTCTTCCATAAACATCAACATCGGTAACCGCATCTGCGTCAACTCCATCAATAGGTTGTAGGTAAAATCTACCCTTGCCACAGTTAAACATTGATTCGATATCAGCCTTGTCTCTAGGTCTACCTGGTTTTAATGTTACCGTTACCACCATTCTTTCAGGAAAATCTTGTATACCAAGAGGACCTTCAAATGATATATCAGTATTCTCGCAGCAAAGATTTCCAATAACAGCCATTGGGTTTAGAGGATTTCCGATTGTTAAGTGCCATTGTCCTGTTGGATTTCCGCTTAAAAATGCAGCAACGGCCTGCCCTCCCTGTGGAGTGTTCATCATCTCCATTAGTTTACCTCCAATTACATTCTTTATTCCCTTACCTACCATTTCACCAAACGACTGTTCACTACTAGCAAACATTCCCTTCACATCACTAACAACGCTTCCAAAAAATCCTGAAATATCTCCATTCTTGAGTTTATCTAAATCTCCAAGAGGCTGTCCAGTGCTGCCGTCTCCAGTCCATCTTGTTGATCCGCCCCAAAACGGAGCATTGTTATAAGTTAGAGCTAATATATTTGATAATTGGTCCATCATCATAATCTTAGGGTTTGCACCACCAAGGGATCTTAATTCGTATTCAAATTTAAGAGTGAACGAGTGTTCAAACTTTAGACCCTGCTTCCTCATGTTTATATTCTTAATAACATTTAAAGGACCAAATACGTGGTTAGGATATGTTTCTTTAAACGAGTCATATCCTGCATTTGCTTTCTGTGAGGCTATATCAACTGAACTTTTACCCTTGACTGCCCCAATTGCGGCTTTAGCAATAGGACTTTCGTTTATAAATGCGCCAAATGTTCCAGACCTTTCACTGGTTTTAGCTTGCATTTCTTGTACCTTAGACTCTACGTTCTCCCACTCAAATCCAAGTTTAAATCCAAGTATTTCATTTATATTATTTCCAGTGTTCTCTCCCATCCATGTAATAGCTCTTGCTATATCGGGCGAAGACAATGTGACTACTTTACCATCTTTTGCAAGTTCTTTGGGGGATATAATATCATCTCCACATGGAAATGGAAATCTTCGAAGAGTTAACATTTGGTTATTTGGAATCTTACCAAAGTATTTTGTCAGTGCAAAATCACCATAATTGTATCTATAACCTAAATTCGCTGCAGCTCCCTCTCCGCCCATGCTACTTGTCAATTCTATAATTCTAGTTGCTGTTGGGTTTACTAAAGTGCTCTGGTCTATTTTATTGAATTGTTCTACGGCAACGCCACCTGAATCTGTTGTATGGCCAACCTTACCCTTGAAGTTCATTAGACTATATTTATTGAATACAGAGTATGGTCGCGCTCCATCAGTTACTATCTCTTCCGTTGGTTTGCCGTCCTTACCCTTCTTCATATAGCTAACAGATTCAAGTTCTTTTGTGTAATAAATTGGTTTACCAGGCTCAGCAACTGATGTTGGATATGGTCCAATAGCGGCTGTTCTAGATGCTACTTCTCCGTCTACAGCAGATGCATTATTTTCTGAAGCTGTTGCTTCATTCGTAGAATCATTATCATCATCGGCACCTAATATTTCATCAAACTTATTTTCAATACTCTCAGCAGCACTCAATGCATTGTCTTCAACACTCGTCAAAAAATCACTAAAAATTCCCATATAAAACTAACTATCTTTAGTCTATATATCTAATAATCTTTAATCAATCTTGTCAAGTTCTCTAGAAGTTGCTCGAAATAATATATCGTCAAGGTATTTATCACCATCATAGCCTCTATCTCCTAAAAACTTAAGAAGATGAGCTTTAAAAACACCTTTACTCTTATAGTAATATACACCATCAGAATATGATGACCTACCACATAGCTCGAAGAGCTCATATATTTTATGTTCAATAAAGAAGTTATGAATCTTATTAAATAAATCCATCATCTCTATTTTTGTTTTGCATATCATTGGACCATCCACGACAACCTTATATGAATCGCCGCTTCGCACCATAAGTTCATCAAAGTCTGATTTCGTTTTATAGTTTTTTCGTAGCAGTTTCCATTTAGTCACTCCACCCCCAAAACCCTTCTTGAATTTTGCTCCAAATAAAAATCTTTTAAGAAAGTCAAGGTCGTCGAAGAACTGGTCTATTCTAACATGATATTCAGTGATTGTGTCCCCGTGTTTTACATCATGAATCACACATCTTGTAGGAAATAATACATCATGATTACTGGTGCTTGAAATGAGAGCATACACAATCTCACCCTTAGAATATACCCTATTCCTTATCAAAATTGTAGGGTTTCGTGGTTGTCGAACATATTAATTATATCTTCAGGAACGCCATCCACGTTTATAGTAATTAAGTTAATTTCTTCTAGACCACAGAACATATCGTATGCCAGTTCTTTAAAGTTATCAATAGTCTCTTCGTCAAGGTTCTTCATAAGATATATTACTCTCTCACTGACCTGTTTTTTACGAATATTATTAAATGCGTTTCTAATAGCCATTCCTACAATAAATGGATGCGGTTCGACATCATGAAAATCTGACTTAATAAGCTTTGATGTTATTGAAACATAGTCTACTGCAGACGTGATCTCGTCCTTCTCGATTCTAACATATTTGTTAAATTTACGGGTAGAATCGCATATAACACAGTCTATTGAAGTCACTTCCACTTTATTTTAATTTATCTTTAAGACTTTTGATTTCAAGCTCGAGTTCTTTTATTCTTGAAACTGCCTCAATTTTAGAAGGTTCATAATGTGCTCCCCAAGATTCAGATATCTTGATTTGATTTGACTGTCTTGAGTTGCCAAAGTCCATGCCTACGTCGAGGCATATATCTCTCATGAACCTTCTCTTGTGATCAGTTCCGCTGCTCCAATCATAAACCGTAACAGTTTCATACGAGTCTCCTCCGGCATTTATGTTGTCATCTTTAATTTCTTTGATGACGCCGTTGTCTGCTATTTTAAGAATTATTTTTTGCATCAAGCCTTTTCATCCTTAGTTCATTCGCTTCCTTCATTAATCTCTTTGCTTCCTTCTTGTCAGCTCTATATGTTTCTTTATCCTTAACTGTCGTTAAAAGCCATGCTTCTTCTAATAGTTTAATCTCGTCTTTATTATGCCCAGACGTTTTCCATGATTTTTTAACTGAATCTAATTTTGTTTGAATTTGATCGCTTATAGAATCATTAGCTCTGTTTGTATTTAATGCATGGGCATCTTCTCCCTCTTGTCTAAGTCTTCTATATAATTCTCTTCCCTCTTCAGTGTTTCTATTCTTTTTATCTTGAAGCCCGAATTGAGTGTACATTTTTCTTTTCTGGGGCCTGCTCATTGCAGGCATCTCAGGTTGTTGTTCGTTTTCCTTACTCATAGTATTTGTTTATAAAGTTAGTAATTTCAATTTGTAAAAACTCTTGTAGTTTATTTATTTCAATTTCTGCGATTGCGTTATTTACCACTGCATTTACTAGTTCTGATTTCTCTTCTTCAGAATTTTCAACAAGCATATCAATAACTTTCTTTTTCGGAATATTAATATTCAATTTAACATCAACGGCTTCGACGTTTTTCTTAGATATTGTCTTGACTAAAACTTGAAGCGGAGAGAATATTGGTTCAACAGGAGCAACCCTTTGAACTTTCTTTTCTTTTGTTTTAGTTATCTCATTAATTATAGATGGTTCAACAGGATTCACGGATGGTAACGACATGTCGTTTAGTACTGCACCTGGCAATGGCACTTCTCCATCAATAAATTCAGTTAAAAACTCATGTATTATTTCTGTAAAAATCTTACTACCGTCTGTAAAATTCGTAAATTCACCAGTGATGTCTTTAACTTCTACTATTTTACCGAAGTTATCGCCTTTGTTCCACTGATATTTTTTAACATCTTCTTTTGTTTCTGACATTTTATTTATTTTTAGTAAGTTATATATTCTATTAAGTAGGGATCTACCCAAGATCATAAAACTCATTATCGTCTAATTTCCACTTATCCACAAACTCATTTATAAAGTCCATTGATTCAGGAGAACCAATATAAGCATCAACTTTTTTTACATATCCACGATAGAAATTACTGCTTCCGTTTTCAGATAAAATAGTTATCAATTCCTTTTTGGTTGGTATGTACTTTTTGTTAAAACTCATTCCAGACTATTACTTTATTTACGTTAATATTTGCTTTTTTTAATAATTCAATTCCTTTAGTATCTCGATACTCCTCACTATAGAATACATTTTTAATTCCTGACTGTATAATCAATTTAGAGCATTGAAAACACGGACTCATTGTTACATAGAGATCAGCTCCTTTAGAATCTACTGTTGATTTCGCTATTTTTGCAAGAGCGTTAGATTCAGCATGTAAGACTTCAGGCTTTGTTGTTAATTTTCCAGTCTGTGAATCTATGCTCTCGCACGAGTTATTGAATCCATGTGGAGTTCCATTATATCCAAACGAAACAATTTGAGTATCTTTTACAATTACGCTACCTACTTTACGACGTTCAGCATAACTAAGTTTAGCAAATTGATACGCGACCTGCATGTATATTTTATCTATTGGTAATCTTGGCATGTAAAAAGTATTCTATATTATATAGATACTTTTTGGATTGTTTAATGCTACTTCTCTTCTTCTCCTTTGTTCTCCATCTCTAGAACCTCGTTAAGTTTTTTAGAGAACGCCTCCTTCATAGCATTTATAGATGCTTCAAATTGCTCTGGCGTATGTTCTTTAGATTCTTTTAAAGCTTTTGCCGCAAGTGTTGCAACTAAAGCTGCATTTTCTTTCATATATGATTCTTCAGTATGCTCATCGTGTACATCACTAGCCCACTCTTTAGCTTCTCCAACGATTTCTTTATAGCACTCGTTGAGTTTATCAGCAACCTTGTATTTGTCGTCAGTCGAGACTGAATCTTCCTCACCAACAAACGCCTCGTACATTTTCATTTTATTAATCATAACTTGAATATTTTTATTTAGATTATATATCTTTAGTCTTTTTGTATCTTTTTAGAAGTACTTATTGCCCAGTCTACGCCTTCATCTCCTCCCCAAGTAAGCCAAGCAACGTATCCATTATCCTTCCATGGAGTATCTTTATATTTTGAATCTATCTTACTGTTTTTTCGGTGTCTATTAAACGCTGACATTCGTTTAACGGTATCTGCACTTAAGTTTTCTCCTTTCGCAAGTTGATGTGCTCTAGCCCAACCAACTCTAGTCGCAGCAGTTACCTCGTCTCTACCATGTTCCTCTTTCCAGTCAATTGCTTGTTGTGCATTTTTTTTAGCAGCTGCAGGGTAATCAGAATACGTATTTTCTTCTAATATTTTATTATCATGAAACGATTGAAATGAATGTACTTTAGATTCTTTTATTTTAAGAGTTTCTGAGATTGCACTTTTAAAAACTTCATCTGGAACTCTATGTCCACCTTCATATTGATAATACTTAAAAGAACCTATGCCTTCATTAGAAAAGTATTTTTTAATTTTAGAACCTTTAATCACGTTATCCTTTCTGCCAAGGTAAACTTTATTTTTACTAGCCTTGGTAGAGACTTCAACAACTGGATCAAAATTTCTACTAACTACAGCAGGATTAAACAATAACGTGGGTATGTTTAGGTGTTGTCCTATTAAGTAGGCAAAATAACCTCCCATCGAGGATCCTATTATTAAATCTGAACCCTTGCATCCGTTTAAAACTTCAGCAAATATATTACTATCTGTATATTGTATTTTAGGTACGTAAGTATCAAACTTATCATTTAACCAATCTACTTTAGGTCCATAGTTTGGACTTTCCAGCCCGTGAAGATAAGATACTTTCATATTATATTTTTGGTTTTCCAATCATTATTTTAGTGTGCTTAGTTCCTCCTAAGATTCTAGAGTACCATCCATTTCCGCTTCTATCTGGGTTTGAAGGGTCTTTACCATGCCATTCAATATCTTTTCCTTTTAGTAATTCCTCAACCTCTTCTTGAGTATCAATTGAAGGAACTCCATATTTATCCAACATAATATCAGCAAGTTTACCGCTAACCTCTCCGTAATATCCAGGCTTTTTTAATATATTAGCCTTATGTGTTAAATATTCTCTAGTAGAATCTTTCTTTCCGTCATGTCCTACTCCACTAAACTTAACTCCATATTTCGTGTTCTGGCCCCATACTATCAAATCAAGGTCTGGTGATCCGTGAATATCAATACCTTGCCAGAATGTCCAGTCTGGATCAGAAAATACATCATCAGGAGATTTAACTTTTGCGTGTCCACCTAACGTCGAGTATGCTATATTAATTAAATCAAAGAATTCTCCAGCTAATTCTGGATGTTTTCTTGGTTTAATCTTCATCCACTTACCCTTCTTTGGTTTTAATAGCTTTCCGCTTACATCATCATATTGATGTCCATCTGCTCTTTCATTAGCGAACTCCTCGTATAACTTAATTTTCTTCATATACTATATATCTTTAATCCCAGTCCTTTTCAAACCTATACCAGTGATCCGCTTCAGCGCAAGACCTCATAGCATCTAATATAATAGTGTCCATTTCTGAACCACTTAGACTGTCAACGAATGACTTGATAATTCCTTCAAGTAGGAGTAACTCATGTTCTTCTCCACTGAAGTTGCTGCACATATGATGTGATATTGCGTTCTTAGTAAGGGCTGAACATATTCTAGTTGCTATAGAATCATCATCGTTAAATCTGCTACCTGAATAATAATCAAAGTCTCCTTCAAACATATTAAATATTTCGCCTTCAGTATGTCTCATTCTAAATAAAGATACTGCAAGTTTAATAGTATCTCCGCATGCGTTTTTAGCGGGTTTATTATAGCTAATTCCGTTTGATTTGATGTTTTCTACTTTCATTTTAGTTTTTATTTTAATTGTTTCTTAACTGTTTTAGCCCATGCTGGAATAGTAAAGGCTGTAAATTCTTCACCATCACAGCATATATCGTCATTTTCTCCCTCAGCCTCGTTTAGAAGTTCTTGCACTTGCATTGCTCTTACGAAAGAACTATTAGCAAATCCAATAGGAATAGAAGGTCCACTATGAACAGCATTAAGATTATCTGTGTAGTGTCCTTTGCTCTCGCCGCATTCGCAAGTTTTAGGCTTACGAGTGAGGTTAAAGATTGACATGCAATTTTTGCAAAGAAGTAATTTCATTTTAGTTTTTATTTAAGTGCTTGCTAGCGTAATCATCTGTAATTGTTTTGATGTCGCATAATATATCTAGCTCATCTAATGTACTTTCAAATCCAGGTATATCTATTTCAGATTTTAGCATTTCATCTACTACTTGATCTAATGCATGGCCATCGTCCCAAGTATCTTCATTTGCTATGCGATTGCGCAATTTATCTGAACATAACTCTTCAGGCTGTGATGGAGAAACGTCATGAGATAAATACGTGTATTTTCCAAAATCGTTAGATTCTTCTGCAATCATCTCCGTCAAGATTTTCTCTAGATTATTGCAATACATTAAAATATCGTAAGAAATTTCTACTTGGAATTTAACTTCGCCCTTAGGCTTCCAATGCGGAGTGTCCGTGTCTGAGTAGTTTTCGTGATACTGAGTTGAGATTGAGATAATAGCCATTGTGTTTGTTTTAAAGGTTTAGTATTAGTTTGTTTGTTATAGTATAAATATAACACTTTAGGCACGAAATAAAAAATCCGGATGCACTTATTTTCACTAAAGTTATTAACAATTTGTTGTGATCTCGGTGGGACTCGAACCCACGACTTTCTCATTAAAAGTGAGAAGCTCTAACCAGCTGAGCTACGAGATCAATTTGGGTGGATAATGGGATTCGAACCCATGGCCCCTGGTACCACAAACCAGCGCTCTAACCAACTGAGCTATACCCACCATATTGTGAACCGGGAAGGATTCGAACCTTCGACCGCCTCCTTAGAAGGGAGGTGCTCTATCCAGCTGAGCTACCGGTCCAGTTGTAGATTTACTTAACTACAAAGGGCTTGTCCCAATCTCCAACACTCAGGTGGAAATACCAACCAACGTCGAAATAATCAGTCATCGAATCTGAATTATCATGATTACCTCTCATTGCGATACTGGTTATATCCTCGAATAACTCTCGTTCCTTCAGTTCACTTAAGTTATGATGATTGATTTGACTATAGTCTCCACAATCAAGGTCTCTGGGTGCTTCTAATATTGATATGTCAACGCACCTGTAGTCTCTACCTCTGACTGAAATCTTCCACCCGTCTTTTTTAGAGTACTTAGTTCTGATTTCTTTTCTGATTTCTTTTACCTGAGTTGGTGTAATGTAAGCCATTTTATTATTTTTTAAAAGTTAATGTAGATAATGATAGTATCGCTGCCATGGCAGAAATCATGAATACTGCTAATTCTCCAAGTGGATCGCTAAAGTCGATGTAATCTAAGATGATTCCCGTACCTGTAAGGTATAATATACAGGTTGATATCATAAACGTCAGGATGTTTTTGTAGTTACTTGATAGGAAGTAGTTCATATTGTTTTTGTTTGTTTGTTATAGTTTAATATAATCAATAAAGCACGAAATAAAAAATCTGAGGTGATTATTTTCAAAAAGTTATTAACAGTTTAATGTTTAGATTAAGACTAGGCTACTTCTGTAGCCTTAGTCCTACTGTTCATTACAAAGGCCATACTTGCCCAAGATGTAGATTTAACAGCGTTATATTGATGTTGGCAATATAGATTTGTTTTGTCGTACATTCCATTGATAGTTCCTACTGTTAGATCAGCTAGTATAGACTCGTCGATTAGTTTTACTCTTTTACCAGTTCTACTAAAGATGGTTAACCATATTGATGAACCTTCTGGTTGAAATTGTACAGTCTGTAGGGCTCCTCTGTTATATCCACTGATAGCAGATTCTGGATGCTTCATCATTCTTTCATTTTCGAAGCCTCTTGCATCGCAACAAGTCATACCTAGTTTGGTCTTAACGATGTGTCTGAATTTACCAGATGTATATTGACTAAGTGCGTCGATTGTGAAGATGTTTTCATCTAAAAGGACGATGTTTTTGTTTACTAAATTTTGCATTCTCATAAGTGTTTATTATTTGTTTGTTTGTTATAGTATAAATATAACACTTAACCCACGAAATAAAAAATCTGGATGCACTTATTTTCACTAAAGTTATTAACAATTACTCGTTATCAGCCTTCCACATATCATACCTATTCACGATCTTCTTAAGGATTTCAGCTCGCACGATATCATCTTCAGTAAACTCAAAGTTCTCTACTCCTTTAATTCCCTCCATCAGCTTAATAAATCCAGGGAGTCCAGCGCTTTTCTTTGGTATA